CGGACCGGTTCCGACGGCCGGAAGCTGTTCCCGCCCAGCGCCCAGGCGATGGCATCCAGTACCGAGGTCTTTCCCTGGTTATTGTCTCCGCCAATGATGGTCAGACCCGCCTCAGACGGTTCCATCTTCACAGCCTTTACCCGTTTGACGTTCTCAATTTCGAACTTGTTAATCTTCAGGCTCATCCCTCTTCTCCTTCCACTTCCACATGTTCCATAGCGAATACAAGCAGCTTCGTGGCAACCTCTGTCATGGACATGTTGGTTCTTTCAGCCAGGTTCTCGACTGCCTCATACGCCTCTCCGGAGACCCGGATGCGGTACATGTTGTCATTTGCCCGCTTACGCTGCCTGCGCAGTATAATTTTGTCCTGCACTTCTTTCCTCCTTGTGATATACTGGAGGTGATGAACTCACATCATCACTTCCACAGGCGTATTGGTGGCCGCTCCACCGATGCGCCGTTTTTAATTGCATCTGCCGGGAAGGTGTAATTCCTACATATTGACCGCCATCAGGGCAGTCAGTAATATGGCAGCACCCGCGCAGACCATCCGCATGTACTGGCTGAGCCCCATCACAAAGTCCAGGAACGGGGTCTCCTCTGTTTCCTCGGTGTCAGTCCGAACTGACACACCGGGCACACGTACCTGTCTTCCCGGGTCGTGCACAACCGGCTGATATTCCAGTCCAGCCCACACCGGGTACACTTCGCCATTCGTTTGTCCGGAAATCTGTCCATAGTGCTGCATTACCTTCCTCCTATCGCGGCATCCCCTTAACACAGGCGGATACCTGCCTGTTCCACCACTCCAGCAGGCCGGCCGTCTCGAATACAATCGGGCTCCGGACCGCCGCCGGGTTCATCTTTGCTGCAAATGTCTGTGTCTTGTCTCTGTACGCCCTCATGAGCATCTCCTCAGGAAGCCCCAGCTCCTTCAGCTCACTCAGCTTCATGAACGGTTTCGGGAATATGGCCGGGGTCATATCATCCACCCCTTTCCTGCTGCATCGCTTCTTCAATCGGGCTCAGGTCAATCACTTCCTTGTTCCTGTCATCCAGGAAGTCCATAAGAAGATCGCGAATTACTCTCCGGAAGATCATCTTCTGTCCGCGCTTGCTGAAAGCCTCATCTACTGCTGCGATGCACATAAACAGCTCAAATATCAGCTTCGGTGCGTTAGAATCCTCTACTTTTAACTCTGCTGTGTTAGTCTGCCGGTTCGCTTTCATCTCCAGCATTCTCATCCACCTCCTTTTCCTGGGCTTTCTTCCTGGCCACCAGCGCATCCGCGTAGCCGTTGAAGTATCCCTTTTCCTGTTCACTCATCGACGGCATCGCTTTTTTCAGTGTCTCCAGGATCCGCTTCTCCTGATCGCTCATCTTGTCCTCCTTTCGTGTTGGCCTGCCTTGTCAGTGCGGGTAGGCCATCTCCCGCAGATCCTCGGGCCCCGTTGCCGCGGGGCCCTTGATTTCGGCTGTGTGTAGTCTTTGCCGGAACCGTCTCAGTTAATGTCGAAATCTGTCTCGTACAGCTTGCTGATGGTCTTGATGTTCCACCCTGGCCACTGTTCAATGCAGGCTATATAGACATCATGCTTGTTCTGGAAGCCGTCAGCGCGGATGGCCTTGACCTCGCTCCCGTCCTGTTCTGTCAGCGTGACAACGTAGCTGTACAGCTTGACCTTCTTGGTGCTGCCCTTTGCCGTCACCGTAATATCGATCTGTTCCGTTGGTTTTCTCATCTCTTCCTCCTCACCATGTCTGTGCGATGCTTTTCCATTCACCGGGGTAACCTTCCAGCATCTCGACGAATTCAAACTCCTGTGTGTACTTCTCATAGATGTAATCAGCTTCCTCTTTCGTGTCGCAGTACGCCTTCCGGACGTTGGCCCCATCCTTAGCCTGTACCAGGTACCGGGTATCCGGTACTCCGGTGATGGTGATGGTCAGGCCGTTGGAACCGCCGGCCACCGCGTGGAAGCCGGCCAGGCTCAGATCCTGCATCATCTGCCTGACATCCGCTTTGCTTGCGCAGCGGATAACGTCGTTTTTCTTCATTGCTCATCCCTCCTTCATGCCAGCTTGATCACGTGATACAGAAACTCGCCCTCATCGTTATGAACCGTCTCGACCTTGCAGAGCTTTTCGAGCGCCTGGCTCATCGGGGAGCCGTAGGTGCCTCTCTCCCACAGCCCTGATTTCTCGGCCTTGTCCCAGAAGCAATTGACGGAAAAACCACCGCCCGGGAAAGGGTGCTTTGCAAAAATGCTTCTGATCCAGTTTTCGCACCACTCAACCTTGATTTCTTTCGTTGCCATTTTTCATCCCTCCGTTGGGTCCGTCTGTGTATTTAGTTGTTTCGTATGTGTCCAATATAACGCACATCCAGAACCCTGTCAATAGTTTTTGTTCTGAATGTGTATTTTTGTGTTGAAACATAGTCCTTATTGTGGTAATATCGGTACAGAGGAGGTGAATAGATGAACGAAAGATTCAAAGAATTACGCAAAGCTCTGGGAATGAATATGGAAGAATTTGGAACTGTTTTGGGAATCTCCAAATCAGGAGTTTCTGAAATAGAAAATGGCAGGCGCTCAGTTACAAATCAGCATATCCGTATTCTTGTCACTACCCCGATAAATGGTGAGCATGTCAGCGAAGAATGGCTGAGAACCGGCGAAGGGGAAATGTTCGTACCGAGAACAAAGAACCAGGTCATAACCGATTTTATGGCCGACCTGGTGATGGAGGATGATTCCTTTAAGAAAAGAATCATAGAAGCGCTTGCGCAGCTGGATGCGAAGGACTGGGAAGAGCTTGAGAGAATCGCCCTGAAGGTCCTGGAACGCAAGAACGGGGAGCAGGATTAATATCTCCTACTCCCCGTTCTCTCTTACCGGCAGACTCTGCGGCAGAATCTATAGATGAGCTCCAGCAGGCTATCATCGGTGATTCTGTCCAGCAGCTCTGCTATAGCCTTTTTGTAATCCATGTGCCCTCTCCCTTTCATCCCGCACTGGCTTACATAAGGTAGCGAACTGATCATATTATCGAACGAATGTTCGTTTTTGTCAACAAAAAATATTTATAGTGTGCTTACCCAGGGAGCCGAACAGGCCGGCTGTTACCTTCTCATCCTGAGACCATCAGGAGGGAGGCGATGCTTATGAGTACTTACGAAGAATTAATGGTTATCCTGAACACTGTTCTCGTAATCGTTGCTATTCTGACTTATACCCATAAAAAATAGCCGTCCTGCTTCTTGGGGAGACGCGGACGGCTATTTTTTAAGGCCCAGCGAGATCACCAGGACGGGTAGGTAGTGGCTACCTGTCGGCTCTCTTGCTAAGCACATTATAAACCAGACAATGTGCATTTTCAAGTAAAAACCGCCCCTGGCGGCAACCAGGGACGGTTCCAGCATGAAAACCGCTCTCCCGGAAGGGATACGATTCCCATGACTACACATCACGGATTGTATCACATTCGAGAGGGTCTAACAAGTGCGCTTTCGCGCAGAATGGAGGATACAATCTATGGCAAAAGCCAAGTATAAGAAACTCGAAGACGGGACCTTCCGAACTAAGATATGGGATGGAACCTATAATCCGGACGGCAGCAAGCATCGGGTGAATCTGAAGTCTGACAAGTCTTCCGCAGACCTGGAGCGCCAGGTCCGGGAGCTGAAGCAGAAGGTCGAAACAGGTGATATCGTCAAACCGTCGTGTGTCATGCTCACAGAGTATGCCTCAGAGTGGCTGAGCGTCTACAAGAGCGTCAGATCACTCAATACCCGACATATGTACCGGAATATCATTGAAAAGCATTTCTGCGCCCTTCAGGGCGTCAGACTGCAGGATGTCCGGCGCGTGCACCTGCAGATGATGATCAACGGGGCCATAGACAAGCCCAGGACCTGCCAGCAGATACGCCTGACATGGCGCCAGGTGATAAAGTCTGCCGTAGCCGACGGCCTGCTGCCGGAGAAGGCCCTTCGCACGACCTGCGACGTCGAGCTGCCGAAGTACCGGGCCAAGGAAAAGAGGCCTCTCACCGAACTGGAGAAGAAGGCCCTGAAGCTGGCCGACTTCACAGATATGCAGAGGACCTTTGTCTATCTCATCTATGGCTGCGGCCTCCGCCGGTCGGAAGCAATCGCCCTGCGGCCGCAGGACATCGACCTGAAACGCGCAGAGCTGTCTGTAAGGGGCGCTGTGGAGTTCGATGGGAATGATCCCTACCTGAAGGACCCGAAGAGCTTTAACGGCTATCGTACGGTCCCCATGCCGCCCTTCCTGGTAGAACACCTGGAAAAATACCTGCCGGCACTCTCCTCTGAGTGGCTCATGCATACCAGGGACGGGGGAAAGATGACCAAGAGCAGCTATGACAGAATGTGGCAGTCCATCGTGTATAAGATGAATTATGCCCTCACAGGCTCTCAGAAGGGCCCCAGACCGATTCACGGACTGACAGCGCATATCTTTAGGCATAACTATTGTACAGAGCTCCTGTACGCCGGTACGCTCTCTACAAAGAAGGTTGCGCAGCTCCTGGGAGATAATGAGGACATGGTACTGAAGGTTTACAGCCACATCATGGAAGAAAAAGAAAATGCTCCTGAGACGGTCCGGAACGTGATCGCCCTCTAAAAAATCGAGGACAAATCGAGGACAAAATGAGGACATTATGGACCAAAAAGGACAAAAAAAGACATCTTGAACCGAAAAAAACCGGTTAGAATCGGTTACAATCGGCAAAGACAAAAATAGCGGAAATCCCGATAAATAAAGGGATTTCCGCATGATATCAAGGCCTGAGGCATGGGGGATTCGAACCCCCGACAACTTGATTAAAAGGCACCCTCTCGAATGTGTCAACCATGCGGTGTTGAGGTACCTCATGGACAAAGTGTGGACATGTTATTTCATATATAGAAGCTATACGGTCCACACGTACTGAGCGCCGGACGGGTCAGAAATCCAGCAGGCGCCCTCTGACCAGGCCCCATAATCCTCATCAAGGTAGTAGGTCTTCCCATCTATCTCCTGCCGGCCTGTCAGCATGTACCCATCCTTGCCGAAATAGTACCAGTGCCTGCCGCTGGTGGTAGCAATCAGGCGCCAGTCACTCTGTACGGGGCTCCCGTTTTCGTAATACCGCCAACGGATGCCCTCTTTTACCCAGCCGGCGGGAACAGACCGCTGGACCCCTTGTGTAACCACTACAGTATGTCCCTTACTCCGAGTAACCAGGACATCTCCAGTATACAGAGTTGTGCTGCCTGAATAAGCAATTCTTTTCTTGAACAGCCCCGAGGCCTCCAGAACGGAGGCCTCATTTGCTGTCGTAAAGTCCCCCAGGTCCTTTCCGCTGGCCTCCTTGATACACTGCCGAACCAGGCTGCTGCAATCCGCGTTGGTTGGTTTCGCTGAGGCCGTACCATCCCGGAGGACAGCATACCTGTCACTCTGATTGTATCCCACATTTCTGTTATTGCAGGCGCGCTGCATCGCGGATGCTATGCCTGCTGCCACGGCTGCGCTTTCCGGCCGGAGGACATACCATCCCCGGGAGTGATTGTAAAACGCCTGGATGCTGACCTCGCCCGTGTAGTCGGGGCTGGATGTCTGCCGCTGGTCCCCCTTCTGGCCTCCGCTGTATTTTCCTCTCTCATCACTTCTGGCTGAACCGATACGAACCGTCATGTCGATACCTCCATACAAAAAGAGCGGGAGCTGACGCCCCCGCTGCAACACTTGGATCTTACTTGGATCTTACTTGGATCTCACTTGGATCTCACTTGCACTCTGCAGCAGGTCCCGTACCCTTGCGAAGCTTCTCAGCCTCTTCCGGTTTTGCCGGACCCGTTGCCGGGATGACCTTGTCAAACTCCTCCTGAGTCATCATGTCCAGCTCCGGTGTTTTGAAAGTGCTATGCTCCTGATCTGCTACCTTTTTCTCAAATTCCGGTGTTCTCTCTGCCATTGTCTTCTCCTCCTTAAACTTTTTTATTGTAGTTCAGCGTCGATACTCCGATCAGGATGCCGAGCAGTGTGCCAGCGCAATTAAGCGTAGTCACCACCGCATCCACACGAGGCATGCCCCAGACGGGACCGACCTGCCCAATAAACCAAGCCAAACCGGGCAGTAAGATCAGCCCGACCCACTTGAGCACGTCATACATCTTGTTGCTTATCACTGGATCACCTCCGTATTCTTCTGCTCCTCCGGCATCTTCAAGACCTTACTGTAGAGCTCGGTGGCGACGTCATTTCCGCCGAGATTATGGTAAGCCTTGTAGACCTTTTTGATACTCTCCTTTGCGTATATCGGACAGAATCCTTTGTCGGAGTAGCGGTTATAGTTACTTACAATGCTCTCACGGAGCAAGCTCTGGACCCCTTCCGCGATAGCTTCATTCTTGGCCTGTTCGGTCTTCAGCTGGTCACGCATCAGCTTGAACAGCCACGACAGGACAGCCAGTACCGCCGTAA